GGAAAATACAATTATAATATTTAGAATACCCAGAGTCAAAAAATAATACTAAGGACTACGCAAAAGAATTTTCGTAAAATTCCAAGCGTTCAAGAATCTTAGCAGCAGTAGAATCCCAAGACCACTCAGAGTGAAGAATTCTTGCCGACTTGACAAAAAATTTCTTGACATCATCGTATTCAGCAACAACATTTTCCATCAGATCTAAAAGCTCTTCATAATCAGGACTTGCCCATTCACCAGTATCTGTTGCATAAAGTTGATCATTCCATGTTGCCTTATGCATTTCTGCGCTTAATGGAATTGCATACTGTGCAAAATCTGCACATCCTGTAAGATTTGTTACAATTGTTGGCAATCCAGTTGCAATTGCTTCAAATGGAATCATTCCAAAACCTTCACCCATTGTTGGATAAATTAAACAATGCGCTTTATGGTAAAGAGAAACCAAATCATTAATTCCCAAATTTTCTGGAATAGCTACAATTTGTGGATGCATTGAGGCCGGCAGCAATCTACCATTAATATAAACTTCTGCCATGCAGAATTTATTGTATTTAAGAATGAGCCTAAAGTCTTTGTTGTCTTCATATAGATCAAGAAAGGCATCAACAGCCATTTGAGCATTCTTGCGTTTAGAATCTCCACCAATATGCAAGAAATTAAATGTTGATGTTAACTCGCGTTCAACAATAGAAAACTCTTTAGAGACACCGTGTGGAATAACATGGATGTTTGCATTAACATTATGTGCTTCATATACATCCTTAACGAAATTAGATGTTGTCCAAATCTCATCGCATCTACGCATATTATCCAACCAATGGGATGGGATTTTAGTTGATTCCCAAGGTGTATAACCAATCGTGTATTTTGAATTAAACTGATAATAGGTTGCTGGGCAAAAATTAATGTGATATTTAATATCTGGGCGATTATAAAAAACAGCACACTTTCTATTCTGAAGGGCTTTAATTGTTGATAGGGCAGCATTAAAATATCCGGGACTAAACCAAGTCTCCCCAGATGCATCTTGATGATTCAGACTAAACCAACTAATTTTTTTCATTGCGTTTCCTTTCTAAGATTTTTCTGTCAAAGAAGAAATATTAATACACCTAACTCCCTTTCTCATCAGAGCACTCGCTGTGCCTGCGGAAATCTCGCAACTAATTGGTTGGTTTGTAAATACACATCTGGTAGCAGCCAAGAAAAAACCATCAACACGAACAATGCTGATATGCTCTGGATCAAGGATAACGGCCGGGCCGTAGTCATCGGATTCAACAACGGCGACTATCTGCATGTTATCTACCATAGCATTATTTTTTTTATTTTGATACCTTTCTTAAATTATTTTCTTAATCAGTTCTGTATACTAGTATACCAAGTATGAATAGTATACTAGTTATATATTAAGTATATTTAGTATACTTAGTATGCTGGCATGCTACGCATGCGTAAGCATATCAGATTTTTTCACTTCACGTGAGAAAATCGTAATTTTTCTGATATGCTCTCCCCAGGAGGTAATATGATTAATTTTTTTGTTGCAGTTATTTGGGTTTTGATTACCGCAACTTTAGTTAAATACTCACTTTATTTTGGGTTTGACAATGATGCTGGAATTGCTGGTCCAATTATTATTTCTGTAACAATTCTCTGGCTGTATGCTTTTTTTAAACACAGTTCAAAGAGCAAATAATGAGAATTGTAAATTATGATCAAGATGTAGAATATGAAGATATACCTTCTCTTCAGGTTGTAATTAAGGCAGTGCCATTTGAAAAAACTTATGTACCTTCCTTGGTTATAATGTCTCCAGATCAAGAATATCCAATGTCAATTGATGAATTAAATGCACTAATGGATGGCATTGAGATTGCTAAAAATAAAATCGATGAGATAATTTCTTATATATTAAAAACAAAAATCTTTGATGCAAATGGCAAAGACATGTATCAATTCAACCCAGAAGATTTTGAAGATTTAGGAGAGGTTGAAGACGAGGAGGACGAGTGATGGAATTAAATATTCTGGGTGGAAAGATTAAAGACTTTCCTTATCCAGATAGAGCATGTCCATTCTGTAATAAACTACTATATGTAGTTAATGCTATTCATTTACATGGTGATAAATTTCAATATAAAGCATTGTATTTTTGTACCAATCCAAAATGTCCAGCTTATAACGAAGGTGCTAGAAAAGCATATGCAAGGATTGTATATTCTTCAGAAGATGCTTTTCATGCTTTTCACAGAATAGAAATCCCTGTCCAAAGATGGTCAAAAGAAGATTTAGTTAGCTATTATCAATAAATAATGGTAATATAGATAATTATGCCAGTTGGTTCATGTTCGTCAGGCGGAAAGCCTGGATTCCGATGGGGGAGTCAAGGTGTCTGTTATACGTACACACCGGGTAATAAAGCATCTATGGAAGCCGCTAGGATGAAAGCAAACAAGCAAGGAGTTGCTGCAAGAATGTCTGGCTATATGGAAAAAGAAAATGTAGTGTCTACCGGATCAATGGAGTCTGGTATTAAAAACCCCCAGCAAGGCTACGGACGTAGAAGAAAGAAGAAAAAAATAAAAGTCGTTGAAGATATTAAAAAAAATCTTGATACATGGTTCAGAGAAAGATGGGTTGATATTTCTAGACCAAAGGCTGGTGGTGGTTACGAGCCATGTGGAAGAAGAGATGCAAGTAGTGGTAAATATCCAAAGTGTGTCCCAGCATCAAGGGCTGCAAGAATGTCTGAATCACAACGCAGATCTGCGGTTCAAAGAAAACGAAGGGCCGAATCAACACAACGCAGAGATGGGAAAAAGCCAATTAATGTTTCTACAGAGAAAATGGAAAAAAGAAATGTTCCGACAAACCCAGCATTATATGCAAGAGTAAAAGCTGCTGCTAAGGCAAAATTTGATGTCTACCCATCAGCTTACGCAAATGCTTGGCTGGTTAGAGAATACAAAAAACGCGGTGGTGGGTATCGTACAGTTAATAAAGTTGCAGACGATCTTGATGAGCAGGAAGCATTATTGGCTGATATGTTGATTGCGCTAACAGAAAAATATGGAAAGTTTAATGAAGATGAGATTGGTGTCTGGGCTGGATATGACTCAGCCGAAGAAAATGATGTTGCCGATATTGGCGTAAAATGTGCCAATTGTATCCTTTATCAAGGCGAAGGTGTATGTAAGATTATAGCCCAAGCCGTTGAGCCAGAAGGCAAATGTAGGTTTGCAATAATCCCAGACGGGGTTGTGCAAGAAGAAGAAGATGAGAATGAGTCAGAAGACAAAGATTCAGACGATGATTAATCTTTCTTCTGCTACAATATATAAATACCTTAGGAGGTTATATGTCTAAGACAATTTCAATCCCGGTCGACAACGCCGAAAAAATGATTACAAAGCATCAGTTCTTGCTTAAGGAAGCTCTTGCTGCTGCAGCATATCATCAAGAACAAGTTGATCTTTTGTCCAAAGCGGTCAAAGATGTTACTTTTATGTTGACAGAAACAAAACAGACAATCTCTGGTTCTGATACTGGAAACACTGGTGAGCCCGCATCGTCTGCTCCATCTCCAACAAGTTTTGTGGATGATGGCGAGGTCGAGACTGTAAAAAAGAACGATCTCGTTCAGCTTATTAAACAATATGAAGAAAAGCATGGCAAGTTTGATATTGATTCAGATGTTATTGCTACGTTTCTTCTAACAAAGTAATACAATGGAAGCAGTACTTGTTGCAGTTGTGACTGCGGTTGGCGGCATTCTTGCTGTATTAGTTCAAAAAAGTAGAGAAGAGAATAAAGAAGATCATGGCAAAGTTATGAACAAACTTATTGATCTTCACAAAGATGTCCATCATGTAGAAGTTAAAATTGATCATGTTGAAGACAAACTTGATTCTCATTTATTAGATCATACAAAAGAAAAACCAAAATCAAAGAAAAAATAGTATTTGGCGATCGTTCTAAGTTTAGAGTATTCTGAAAATGTTATTCTAGGCGTATAGGATTGGTCGCCTTTACTATTTTTAAAAATAACTTTACAAACTCCGATTTAATTTTATTTTCTGTGCTACGATGTCTCTATGAGCACAAATTCAGAAACCCCAAATACAGAAACAGATAACACTTGGAAA